CTCCTCGAGCCCCGCGAATCTACCAATTGTAGACCAGATCCCACGAAGGGTCTTAGGTCCACGCATCACGAGATCGTCCCCATTCACTCCAATAGGAGTACTATGAGCGGATTGTCTCTTACCTGTCGCTACTTCAAGCGCCCATCTAGCAATTGCAAAATTGCCTAGGCACAAAACCGGAAAACTAACTATACTACCCATCAGCTGTCCACTCCGCTGAGGAAGAGTCTTACCTTTATGCTCAAACAAATGACCAGTTAGGGCCCTTTTAAAAAGGACCTTTTCTCGCTCATCGAGTTCAAGGACAATAGATAACTCGTCCGCAATCGTATTTGATACGAGCGTCCGAAAGTTGTCTGTTGCTGCGGTGTAATCACCACTAAGATAGTACTCTCCTTCGGCCTGGAGCTTGCCTAGGATCTCTTGGAGAACCCAGGGGTCGTCGGGCTTGCCGACAAGCTGAAAGCATCTCTCATGACGGAGTACGGCGTGAAGCTTCTTCTGCAGGGATTTGAGCACCATGTAAGTCAATGGTGGACCCTTCGAGATGACTCTGATTTTCAGAGCCTCAAGGAGTCCTACCGGCTTAACTAGTGCCTCTTCCTTTTCTGCAAGATGAAGCAGCTTCTGCCATGCCTCTGTATAGGTTCGCTTAAGGGCGTCTCTGTCGTAGGTGTAGTATGGTAATTTATTATCAATCATGCCCTGTGAACTGTCTGTGACTTCACTTCCCTCTTCGGTCCGGTAGGCCTGATCCAATTTTTGGATCGGGCCCATCGGCCCCCCTGGAACTCGAAATTCATCAAGAACTTTCTTTTCCATGAGGGTCCCTACGGTGCCCCCCTCGGCCATACTACTGTATGAGTTAGAGCGGGTACTCGGGAACAACAAACGGGTCCGGTCGGAGTAAGTATATTTTACACCCTTGAAGACTTCTCTCACAGTACGACGAAGTTCGTCGCACAGTGCGAAGTCATTGAGTTCGTAATTAATACCCTTCTTCCGATCCGCCCAGGACACTTGGAAAGCGTCCTCAGGAGCTTTCTTCGGCTCCCCCGGGGTTGTTAGTTTAGTCACGGTCTTGTCGACCTTTGCTGCCTTCTCGTCGAGAGAGGCAAGAGGCATACCGCCCTTTGAGTTTAGGACGGTAGACAGGAACTCGAGTCGCTGGGTACAACGACGCAAGTCGCCGGCACTAACCAAATCGAGGTCAGCATCCTCCTCAATCATCTTGTGACGATTGAAGAAGGCTCGGCATGAGCGATGGAATACTCCTCCCAACAGCACTCCTGGAAGGTCATCATCAAGTTTACTTGATGGCTTTTCGGGGAGGGCCTGGCCCAGGTGATGAGCGAAGAAGGCTGCAAGCTTGTACTTAACAAACTTGATCCAGCCTATATCCTCAGACATCCTTAACCAGTTCCTTACAGTGGTCTCAACGACCTTGTTAGT